TTTCGTTATTCTGAATCTTCTTCCGAAGGTTTTTCAACTTCTTGTTTCAATCGAGAAGTAAATCCCTCTTGAGCAAGTGTCAATGTATCTTGTTCAACTTTTAATTGATTCATTTTTACTTGAATATTGTTCAAAGCTCCTACAAAATACTTTGCATTATCCGAAAGTTCAGAAATGACATATTTTTTACCATCCATTTCTAGAATCGGTTCTTCATTTGTTACTTGTGGACTCATTATTTTCTCCTATTTAAAAATATCTTGCCAATTTCCTTGTGTACTGCTTTTTGCATACTCAGTAGCACGGTTTTCAAAAAAGTTTGTATGCTCAACTGCATTTACTTGCATATCAATCCATGGTAACGGATTCTCGTCACTATGAAAAATATTCTTCATTCCTAATCCTAATAATCTTCTGTCAGCAATGTAACGAATATATTCTTTTACTTCTGCTGCTGTTAAATCTGGAATCTCTGCTTTATCAAAACAAATATCAATGAACTTATCTTCTAGTTCAACAACTCGTTCTGCAGCGCAGTAGATTTCATACTTTAACTTATCTGTCCATATCTCAGGATTCTCTGCAATAAAAGTTCTAAAAAGTTTTGATACATTTTCAACGTGAAGAGTTTCGTCTCGTATTGACCATGTAACAATCTGTCCCATACCTTTCATTAAATTATGTCGAGGATAGTTCAATAATATAGCAAAACTACTAAATAATTGTACTCCCTCTGTAAATCCACTATATACTGCCATAGTTTTAGCAATATCATGTTTCGAATTCATACTAAAGTCTGATAAATACTCATGTTTCTCTACCATTTCTTGTATATCCATGAATTCTTTGTAGATTTCTTCTTCTTTTCCTAGTGTTTCCAATAGCAAAGAATAAGCATCTTGATGCACTGCCTCCATTGCTGCAAAAGATACTAACATCATTCTTACTTCAGGAGCTTTGAATGTTGGTAAGTAGTGTTTTGCATAACCACAACAAACATCAACATCTGCCTGTGTAAAGAACCTAAATATATTATCTACTAAGGCTCTATTTGCAGGTGTTAATTTTTCTTTGTAGTCTCGAATGTCGTCCTGTAGAGGAACTTCTTCGGGCATCCAGTGCATCTGGTTTTGTTTTTTATATGCTTCATAAGCCCAACCATAATCAAACGGCTTATAAAAGTTTCTTTCATCTAATAAACTCATTATCCCTCGCACGCTAAACAATCTTCTTGTTCAAAGATTATTTCCCTTTTTACTTGATTTGATACATTATCTGCTCGGCTAATTGCCTCACTTCTTAGATAATATAACGTTTTTAAATTCTTTGCCCATGCCAGCATATGTACATTATGAAGATCCCCCTTACTCACATCAGGTGGAAAAAATAAGTTTACACTTTGAGACTGACAAATAAACTCTTGTCTTTGAGCAGCGTGTTCTACTACCCAAGCTTGATTTATTTCTACTGCAGTCTTAAAGACTTCTTTTTCTTCTGGTGTAAGTATTTCAAGATGTTGTACACTTCCTTTATTTGAGACAATATCTCTCCACACAGCTTCTGTGTTTGCTTCTTTCTTTTCGAGTAGAGCTTCTAAGTATTTGTTCTTCTGTAAAAATGATCCACTCTTTGTTTTCTGAGTGTAAGCATTGGCACGAAAAGGTTCAATACTTGGAGAAGTATTTCCGCAAATAATACTAGAACTGGCATTTGGAGCAATCGCTAATAAATGTGCGTTTCTTACTTCGCAACTATCATCATCAGGACACGCTCCTCTTTCAACAGCAAGTCTACGAGTTTCTTGTAATGCATCTTCTTTGATGTGCTTAAACATTGTAAAGTTTACGGCACTTGCTCCAATACTTTCAAAAGGTATACTATTCCTTTGCAAATATGCATGGAATCCCATAGCTCCAAGTCCAATACTTCTCTCCCTCATAGCACTGTACTTTGCTCTTTCCATTTGACTAGGCGCATTATCAATAAAGAATTGTAATACATTATCTAACATTCGTACTAAGTCTGGTATAAATGCTGGAATCTTTGACCATTCATCAAAGTATTCGAGATTTACACTTGATAGACAACATACTGCTGTTCTTTCTTCATTTGTAGCAAGAGTGATTTCAGAACAAAGATTACTATGATTTACATAGAGACCTTTCTTCTTTTGAAATTCGGGTAAATCTTGATTTACAGCATCTTCAAACATAAGATAGGGTTCGCCTGTCTCCATTCTATTCTGTAATAATTTTACCCATAGTGTTCTTGCTGACACTACTTTTTTAACTTCTTGAGTGTGAGGATCAATAAGTTCCCAACTATCATCAAAGTTTTCTTCTTTTGTTGCACGGTGTATAGTTTCCATAAATTTATCATTTATAACTATTCCGTGGTGTAGGTTGGTACACTTACGATTGATGTCCCCGCCCGTTGCTTTTCGAATATCTAAAAATTCTTCTATCTCAGGGTGAGTAATATGTAAGTAACCTGCATAACTACCTCTTCTAGTGACTCCTTGTGAAAAAGCGAGCATCTCTGCATCTACTACTTTCATAAAAGGAATTGCACCTGTGGACTCTGAACCTTTTGAGGTTCTTGTTCCTTGTGAACGAACTGCACTCCATGATCCACCTATACCACCACCAAAAGATGATAGATAAGCGTTTTCTGTGTAGTGTTCTGTAATACCTTCTCGACTATCTTCTACATAATTAAGAAAACATGAGATAGGCATACCTCGTTCTGTACCACCATTTGAAAGTACAGGGGTAGAAAACATAAACCATAAATTACTTGCGTAATCATATAGTCTTTGTGCATGATCTTCATCATCTGCGAAAGCTTTTGCTGCTCGAGCGAAAGCCTCTTGAGGACTACTTTCGTCGCCAATCATGTACCTATCTTCTAGTGTTTTAAGACTAAACTCTGTAAGAAGTTTGTCTTTTGTAAAATCAATTTTCATTTAAGTGCCTTTTTAAAGTTGTATTAATAACTTCTGTGTTTTCTTTTCCTATTGCTTCCTCTGAGTAAGTAATTAAATCCATAAGCTCAACGTTTACTAGAAGTTGTTCTGCATTTTCGTTGAGGCTTTGAATATATTTATACTTTCCGTCTATTGGGCAAGCATCATAGATATCGAAAACGTCTCCATATTGTTCCATTAGCTGCACTGCGCGCTTTGGACCAATTCCAGGGATACCTGGAACATTGTCCCCCTTGTCGCCAGTCAGACATTTGAATGTTATATAATCGGGAATATCAAAATCATAATGTTCATCCCAATTGTGTATTGTAGTTTCTTTTCTAGTAACTGTACTAAAACGAGAAACTCTATCGTTAATAAGTAAGTCCCAGTCTTTATCAGATGATATCATCCAACATTCGTCTAGTCCGTACTTATCTAAATTCATACTAATGTATGCTGCAATATCATCAGCCTCAACTCCCTTGAATTGAAATACTGGATATTTTTCTTTCAGTAATGTTAAAGTATTACTAAACTCTGCCATAAACATAGCAAACTCTTTTTCTTCTTGAGGAGTTTGTTCTGCATATTTTTCTTTTCTGTTTGCCTTATATTCGGGGAATATATTTTTACGATATGAACTACCACCATCAGCAGTAATTACAATCGTACCTGCGTTGTATGATTTTGCTAAACTTTCTATTGTTCGGACATAATCATATTTGAAGTCTGTTACACCTTGATGTTTCCATCTAAATGCTATATTGAGACTATCAACTATCAGCAAGTTCCCACTTGGAGCTGGGCTCCCAAGGTCTGAGAATGTTATCGCCATTTGTAAATTGTATCTCCTCTTTTTCTAGCCAGTGTTCTGCGATTAGTATATAAGCACCTAGCCAGGCAATGTGCATATACCGCAATGTGTTTTTTGGTTTTCGTACTGTTGCTGCAAAGAACTTTCCGTGGTTCTCTCTAAATATCAACAGTGGTTCTTGTCCCATTTGTTGTGCTTGTTTACAAAGTTTACTCCACCATTTGAAAAGATTATTACTTTTCTGAGTGTATATTTTACTATTGAAACCAATATCTTTATAGAATTTGACTTCAACAGTAAATAAGTTTACTTTATCGGGTACCATGCAATCCCCTTTGATCTTTCCACTACCAGATCCTGGAGTTTGTACCCATTTTTCATTCGTAAGTCTTTCAAGCATAGATAATACTTGCTGCTCACCTCGGTGACCTTTTTGTCTAGGATTAACCAAGTTCGAGCCTACTAATTTTTTGTTCTTTTATAACTTCTATCTTGGACAATAGTGGGTGTGTCCAGCCATGTGATACTATATAAGTATTCAAATTTTCCTCTCTCAGTAGAATTTCTACTAGTCTTTCTTTTCCTTGTTCATCTAATACATTTGTTACTTCATCCAGAAACAGTACATTTATTCTCGACTTTGAGATGCTACTCATGAGTTTTCTAATTGCTAATAGTGTTGAGGTATTAACTCTTGCGAGTTCTCCTGCACTAAGGGCTAGAATTTCTACTGACTTTCCATTATCGTCTATTTCTACATTAAGTTTGTCATTTAAGACAACAAATTCTAAACTAAACCTTCCATCCGATAAGTCTGCAAGGTATTCGTTTGTTAATTCTTCGAGATCTTTTACTAAGTTCTCAATTTTATATGCAAGTAGTCCATTTGTACTAAATGCTTTTTTCAATATTTCAACATGACCAAGTTTATCTTCTACGTCTATAATATCTGTAGAGAGTTCTTGTAGTTGTTCTTCGAAATCGCTTTGTTGTTCTTCAATTATGGAGAGTCGAGTATTATGTCTTTCTATTCTTTCGTTTTCCGCTATAACTTCATTTACTCTTTCTTGTCGGTTACGTATTCTCTCTTTTAATTTAATTATTTTGTCTTGTACTTCTTCTGCGTCTGGAACATATAAAGGAAGTTTATGGTCTATATTTCTGTAAATTTCTTCCCAACTATTTATTCTCTGCTCCATTTGTTTTAGCATTTTATTTGCTTCATTTATATCTGCTAGTTTATCATTTGCTTCATCTAGTTTTTCAGAATATGCTGTACGAGCAGTTTGATGTTTGTGTAATTCTTTTTTAATAAATGTTATATCTATATCTTGACCACATGTTGGACATCCTGCATCTTCTAATTCTTGCAAGTCCATATACTTCTTGACCATTCGTACTTCTTGTGCACTTTTTGACTTTATTTCTCCAATTTCTTCTACTAACTGTTCTGTGTCTTGCCATTGATTTTTTGCAACATAATCTTTCGCAAAACTTAAATCAATGGACTCTAACTGCTTTTTGTATAAATTATTTTGGTTAATTTTTTTCGTAATTTCTGAGATATTTTGGAATTCTAATTGTAAAGACCGCAAAGACTCTTCATCTTCTTCCGAGTAAAATGGTAATTCTAATTTCGAAAGTAGTGATGTATCTTCCAATTTATTATCTAATAACCACTTATCAATTGTGTCAATTTTCCCTTGTATGACTGAAACTTCTCCACTCAAATTTCGTGATAAATCTTTAAAAACTTCAAAGTATTTTACATAATTATCTAACTGCAAAAGATCAATTAAGAATCTTTTACGATTTGTGTCAGTCGCAGTAAGAAATTGCAAACTTGCATTTGTATTTTGATATACAATCTGCGAAAAAGTTTTAAAATCAATACCAATAATCTTTTCTAGTGTTTTATATGTATTTGTTGCAGTATGACTAGAAATATCTTCTTTGTTTTTATATAATTTTACTTTTATATTTCCTCTGCGTACTACTTCGATTTCATACTCATCATCTACAACATCAAAAGTCAAACCTATATCATAGCCTTTGTTGACTTCACGATTTGGTATGTCTGCTTTTTTGATTCCTTTTGAATTTTTATTAAATAATACTTCTTCAAGTATTAACGGAATTGAACTTTTTCCTGTTCCATTTGTTCCAACTAGTTGGTTTACTATGCTTTCATCAAGGTTAAGTTCATTATCCGAACCATAACTAAAACAATTACTCCACGTTAGCTTCTTTAGCGTAATCACTGAATACTCCTAAAATGTTTTTTACTTTATCATTATCTAACTCTAATATATAACCTAGGTACTCTCCTAGTTCTTCTTCTATTGTCATCTCTTTATCCAATATTAGAGTTGCTTCTGTCTTTCTTTTAATTACTTTTTTATCTAGTAATTCACTGTTCTTGATATTACTCAAGTCTGATACATCTCCTTCAATTTCATATATTGTATGGTCAAACTCTGTTTGTACCATCTCACTAGGATCTGTAACTGTTTTACGAATTAATTGTGGTAGATCAAATGTATGCCATGTCCATTGAAATCCATCATTATCATCTATCATTAAATACCCTGTTTCAACGTGCTTTCTATGAAAACTTGTAGTCATAGGACTTCCAGGATATACTATATTTCTTTGTGTGTTACTGTGTGCGTGTAAGTCTCCTGCGAACACAACTTTGAATTTATCAAATCTTTTTAAATTTACTTCTGGTGTAACATGGGGTGGTATTTCTCCTCTAACATGAGTAAATAGTACGTCTGTGTTAATATTTTCTATACTTTGTTTTTTATGTAAGTCTGCATAAGGCAGTATTGCCCAATCGTCTTTATAGAAAGTTTCTGTATATACTTTTACAAAAGGATTTAATTCTTCTGTCACTCTTTTTAAATTTGTAAAAAATGTTTGGTTTTTACGTGTTGCTTCATGGTTACCATCAAATATAATAGTATTTACTGAAACACCCTTTACAAAGTCAAAGTAAAGTGTAAGTTCATCCATGCTGGGGACTCGGTCAAACAAGTCCCCACCAATGATGTGCAAATCAACGTCTTTTTCAAGTTCATAAATTTGTTCAAAGAACATCTTATACCTTGAGCACGCCCAAGCTATTGGTACATTCTTTTGTCCAAGTTTAATATGCCAATCTGCAGTAAATAAAATCATCCTACGAACTCGTCCCCGAGTGTCCAAGAACACCCTGTTAGACCACCTGCCTGTAAGGCTTGTAGTGTTCGTGAGATTTCAGTTGCACTTCTTCCTGTATCTAGTGCGTTTACTGATACATGTTGAATGATTCCTTCGGGATCAATTATAAAAGTTGCACGATAGCATACTCCTTCCTCCTCATTAACTATTCCTAGTTGACGAGAAAGTCGAAGACCGCAATCTGCTGCAAGAATATGTTTTATGTCTCGAATGAGAGAGTTATCTTTTTTCCAAGCAAGTTTACAAAACTCATTGTCTCCACTTACACCAATAACATCACAACGACTACTTAATTCGTCCATGCCAGCTATTTCTGTTGGGCAAATAAAAGTAAAATCTTTTGGATAGAAATATACTACTGACCATTCGGCAAGTAATACATCTACATCAATGATTTCATTTTCTTCATTTACACCTTTCATGTGTAAGTCTGGGAATCTGTCTCCTACTGTTAACATAATGCTCTCCTAAGAAATATCGAATTCGTCAGAAATTGTTTCATCAGGCTCATTGCTAGAACCTTCTCTCAATCTATCAAGTAGCTCTTTTTGAGCATCTGGAGTAGGTCTAGTTAAGACTTCATCCATAGATTTGAGTTCAGAAACAAGCTCCTGCTCTGCTTCTGTCAATGGGCGAGGTTTACATTTAAGAGCTTGTAGTTGATACTCAACATTATAAGCCATTGGGCCTGTTTTAACTCTTTTAAAATGTACATCCCATCCAGTTTCAGGATCGGTAGGATCGCCGAGATCTTCAGCTGCTACCATGATTTGTTCAAGTAATTTCTTTTTAAGATTAAGCACTTTGATTTTGCCATCATGTATACACTGAATAGCATATGACCAGCCGCACTTAAGCTCAGGATGATATTCTCTCACCCAGTCTTTTTCTACGTTGGTAAATGCTTCTTTGTTCCTATCGAATGATAGGCATTCGAACGGTAAGTTTTTTCCATTCTCACCTTTTAGCCAGTATACATATCTTGGTAACATGTCACCGACCATTCTTACTTTGTTATCGCCTTCTACATATTGGTAGCTATCGATTTTGTTCTTTTGGGCTTCGCCCTTGGCTTGATTAAATTTTATTGCCATTTTATTTCTCCTATAGTGATTTCTTCAAACAAAAAGCGAATATAATCGCCCTCTATCTTTAGTAATCTATTGTTTTTAATACTGTCCTCGTTCCCTGTAAAGTGAAGGAGGTCTAATCTGGTGTCTTTCGTTTTTTGATATTCAAAATAGTTGCGTAGAGAAGCGACACCTGCATACTGCGCAATCTCGCTATCTGAATATCTCCTTCTTTGAATAAATAAAGGTTTTGGATTTAACAAGAAACTATGTCCATGAAAATTTTTAGTCCAAAACTTATATATTCTGTCATGTCTATTCACTGGTGGAAGTTTATAAGTAAGTATATGGAGGATTGTTAAGATATCCTTAACACTGCCATTGCTTTCCCTTTTTACTTTTTCCCAATTATAGAATAACATATTATATCAAAAATTTAACTCCATGTCAAGATATATTTTTTCATGCTATATTTCAGATACTTCATAGCTTTGTCGTATGTAGTATCCCATTCTTGCAGTTGCCTGTTTTTTAGCTGTTCGCCCTTCTAAGTGTATATCTACAATTACAGGCTGAGGCTTTCCGTCATACATCCGTATAACACGACCTATGAGCTGAGTTAGTAGTGGTTCATTGTTTACTGGAGTAGCTAATATAAGACAACTCAAACAATCAACACTAATTCCCTCACTAAAAATCGACTGTGTTCCACATAGCACACTTTTATCATTATAAATTTCTTTAATAAGCGCAGGTCTTTCTTCATATGGAATAGCTCCAGTTACGCAGATTGCATCATCACCAATGAGACGAGCACACGCTTTTAGAAAATCAACTCTATCACTTACTAATAAAACTTTGTGTCCTTTTGCAGCATAACTTGCTGCTAGCACTGCCATAGTATTTTGGTATTCCCAATCATATGCAAGTGCGTTAATTTTAGATGCCCAATCAAGTGCACCATCATGAAATCTTATTCCACTCTTTAAGATATCAACTCGTGGAGTAAGATAGTTTTCTTTGGGTGGTTTAAATACTGTATTTGAGAAGTAGTCACGAAATATTACATGTCGTCCATCCTTTCTCTGCATTGTACCAGTAAGTCCAATTTTGTATCGTGCGCGAGAGGCATCAATAAGTCTGGTAAAAGTAGGCGAAGATACATGGTGCATCTCATCCAATATAATTGTACCGAACTCATTTGCGATTTTGTCGACATTTCGATAGAGAGTTTGTACGTTTCCAACGACAATGTTACTATTTATGTCAAACTTTCCCGAGCCAATCACACCCGCCGCAACCCCGAAAACTTTTTGTACTTCTTTTTCCCACTGAGATCGCAACGCTAATGTATGTGTTACTATAAGCGTTTTTTGTTTTAATTTATTTGCGATAGCTAACGCAGTAAATGTCTTACCCCAGCTTACCCAAGCGTTAATTATACAACTGCTATCAACTTCGTCATATACTTTTTGTTGTGATTCTCGTAAAGTAAACTTAAAGTCATAAGGTTCTACTGGCTTGTCAACCCTCTTATCGACAATTTCGTAGTCCTCTGGTATCAAATCAGTACGACCTGCAGGTACAGTAACTAGACCAGCACGAATTATACCCATATTTTTAATTATGATGGGTGGATCGATTGGTCGCCTTGGGGGTATACTGTATGTAAGTTCTTTATCGAGCTGTGACTGATAAGAAGAAGTTACTTCCATGTATATTCTGTTAGAGAGTACTGCTTTCACTTTTTACATACTCTAACATTGTAAGAAGAATATTGGTTTCGTTCTCATAATTTAATGTCTTATAATTAATATTGTTACTATCAAGAATGTTCTTTAGACTTGCGTCAATTTTCATTGATTCTTCTCTTGATTGCTTTCTCCCTGTAGTTTCGTAACTCTCTGTGCGTTCTAAGAAGAAATTTATATTCTTATTTCTATAATAGCTCTCTAGGACAAGCTGAGATAATGCGTCTGAGTACGGGGATTTTGAATATGCGTCTTTATAGACGATACTCAAAAGGGTGGGAGAGTCCGTAATACAATACTCAACTTGTCCTTCGAGCCGATAAACTTGTCGGTTTTGGTTTCCAAAAATATATAATTGATCTGATAAAGGATCTGTATGCTTTTCCCAGACGAGCTGTTTGGGGAACTCATTTACAAGTTCCACACTAAAATGCTGGGCTTTCATTGCCCAAAAGAGTCCAGCAGCCTGTGACGACTTACCTGACCCCGCTCCTCCGAAAAAATTAACTACTATCATTCTTCGAAGAAAGCATATACTATGTCATCTGAAACTTCATATGGATATACTGTATTGCCATCTTCCATTTCAAACTCCTCGCCCCATTCAAAATCTTCAGGTATTTCTTCAAGTCCTAAATGTTTTGCAACTTGCTCTGTTATTTCATCCCCATCCATTTCTTCTTCGTCAATTGAAATTTCACCGTCTGCAGCGTCTATCCAAAGTTTTCCAACAAAATTTCGAAACTCATCTTCATAAGTCATTTTTAATGAAACATTTGGATCAAATTTCATAAGATATTTTATTATGTTTTCACACATCTGAGAAGGGGGTGACCAAGCAGAATATCCACTAAGCCAATCACTAGACCAATCTTCAATGTTACACCACTTTGCTCCTACATTGTCGCAGTAATAATCCCATGAATTTACTACAAATCCTTCTTCATCTAGTTCTGCTTCGGGCATAAAAGGTAAGGTGTGTAACTCTGACAGTTCTTCCATTTCTCTAGCTTTGCCTTCCCAATCTTTATATGTTGAGGTTTGAGTAACAAGAGCTTTGTCAAAGGCTTTTTCTCCTTCTTCATTTGTTGATATATTTATTGTAAAGTAAACATGATTTGCCATGTTATCTCCTATTTAAACTCGGGACCATTATACCACTGAACTAGTGAGTATCGTGTCCCTCTTTTTACTTCAGTAACTCTATGTTGTAGAAAAGAAGGAAAAATAATTACTGTTCCTCTTTTTCTTAACTGTCCTAAAGGCATTTTTAGTTCTTGCCCTTGTGGATTTTTTAGTTCAAAGTTACCACCTTGATAATCTTTTGGATCAGATAAATTAACTGTAATAGATAGTTTTCGAAAAGGCACTGAAGGATTCAAATTTGAATCTGTATGCCAGTTATAAAAACCACCTGTTTTATACTCACCAAACTGTATTTGCTCTTTGCCTGTTACAATAAAGTTCCACGCCTCTAAGTTTGCTAGCGTAGTATATCCTTGTAACATAGTTTCTAAGAAATGTCCTTTCTCAAACCACGATACATTTGATGTTCGCAGTTTTTTATTACTTTTTTGAGAAGTTCCAGTAGCGCCGTATATTCCTGCTTTATCTAATCCATTTTCTTTTCCGAGTTTTATTATTTCATCACAGGCTTCGTCGGATATCCTGTCTTTTTTAGAGTACCAAAAAGGTACTGCATATGCCATTCTTATCATATTTTTCTCCAGCTATCTTTCTGTAAAGTTTCTGAGAAATCATATACGAAAGATGGTTTATCACCTATATATAAAATACCTGCGTAACGCATTGTCATTGCAGGTGGTCTTGGTAATTCAAAAGGAAAAGGTATGCCTTGAATCCACATAAGAGTAGCAACATCTTTATGTTCTAACTTTCCTATTAAGTGATACTTCAATTTTGCACTTTTACTTTTTTCGTAAATGAAAAACTTTCCATTTGAATCTACATAGAATCTTCCTCTATGTTTTACGAGTCCTCCAAAGTCATCTATTTGATACTTTAAATCATATAAATGTTTTATTGGACTTCTTAATCGTCTTTCTCCTAAGGAGTTTCCTTCTATATTCTTGTCGTCTATTACTTTTCCATCACACCACAGCAATCCATCTCTTGTGAGAACATCATCAGTGTGAACTACATAAACTGGAAAACGAATATCATTTAGTTTCATGTCATTGCCATACAAGTTGTCCAGACTTCCCCGTCATGAGTAAGAAAAGGTTCACACCTTTCCCAATCTGTCGGTTCAACAGGAGGTTCTTCATAAGGTGTAGTCGTGCAACTAACTAATAATATTAATGCTAATAATTTTTTATTATCCATATTTTTCTTCAAACTTACCAAAGGAATAATCGTCTCCGACATCAAAGTCACATCCAACTGGACAGTCTGGTATTGACATACCTCTGTCTTTTTGAATACAATTTTTTACAATTGTCATGTACTCATCTACATAATCTTCGTCTACTTCAGCAAGAATAGAGTCATGTACAAGAGCAAATATCTTTGCTTTACTACTGTCAATTTCATTATGGGCATCAATCGCTCCGAGTAAGTTTACATCAGAAGCAATAGATTGTACTAGAAAATTAATACCTGATCTTACTTCATGAGATGCAA